CGGAGGGTTAAAACTAAATTAAACATTGGAGTAATTACCTGAGAGGGTAATTTTTTTATCATAACGGGGTTATTCATACCTCATTAAAAAAATGAACTGAAACATTTATGACAGAAGAAGAAAAAAAAGCAGCTGAAGCAAACGCTCTTGCCACTGCACAAGAGGAAGAGAAGAAAAAGAAAGAAGCCGAAGAAGCGAAAGCTTCAGAAGCTGAGGCAAAAATCACAGCACTTGAAGCTGAGAAGAATGCCATTCTTGAGAGAGAAGCAAATTACAAACTTGCCTATCTTAAAGAGAAAAAGAAAAATGAGGGACTTGACCCTGTTAATGAAACTGAGGAAGAACGTGTCCGCCGTATCACTCGTGAAGAACTTGCTAACGCACGTCTTGGCGAAATTGATAAGGAAAAGGAGGAGTTGTTCCAAAAGACAATAAAGGAAAACAAGGAACTCAAACTAGCTATTCAAAATAAACCGACCAATCAATCAACAGGTGCAGGTGGTTCAACAGAACAACCTATCGTAGTAAGCACAATCGTTACTCCTGAACAAATCGCTGCTTTCAAGGCACGAGGATGGACAGAAAAGGACATTGAACGCTACAAACGAAACCTTCAGAAAAATTCTAGGTAATATATTTTGAAAAGCTAGGATTATTCACCTAACTTTATAAAAATATATGTCTATAGGAGATATCGTAATAAAAGACCAGTCTGTAATGGCTGGCATAGGTGCTCGCAAATACTTAGTTGCGGCTAGTGCCACTCTTATTTATCCTGGTGAGCCTGTCACAAAAGCACTTGGTGCAGCTGTGGTTACTCCGATGGCTACAAATAAGCCTGTGGTTGCTACTGACTTCTTAGCTGGTATTGCAGCTACACAATCCACAAATGACGCTGCTAATGCAGGGGAAGTGTGGGTTTACCCTCTTGTTCCTGGTGTTGTTTACTTAATGAAGCCAAATGTCGCCGCTTCATTTGATACTCAAGCTGAGTATGACGCATTAGTTGGTGACAGAGTTTTAATTGACCTTACTTCTGGTGATTACACAATATTAGCAACAGATGGTGCAACCTCAGGTTGTGTCATTGAAGCGCTTGATGTTGCTAAGTATCCTGGTTTGGTTGCGTTTTCGTTCCGTAATGGAGTTTCATACCTTGCCTAATCGGTGAGGTATTTGTGTTATTATTAATCTAATTTTATAAAAATTATATGTTTACAGAAGCTCAAAATTTTAGCATCGTGCAAACTGAATTGGACAAAGTGTTCTTTCAACAGTTTGATTACGATGAGACGTTTCCTGGTGTAGCTCACGCTACCACTGGCGAGATATTCAAGCCTCAAGACACAACTCACGCTGCTTGGATACAATCTATCAACAAAGGTTCTGGCTTGTTCCCAGCAATTGGCGAAACAGCAACAGTTCCTCTTTCAACTCCTGCGGTTAGAAACAAACAAACTACTCGTGTCCTTACCTTCGCTCAAGGTATTGATATTTCAAAGCAGTTGTTTGATGACAATATGCACGGAGTTTGGGCTGAGGATGTTCGTGATTTCGCTCAAAAAGCAAAGGACACTCAGGACTACAATGCTTTCCGTATTTTCAGAAATGGATTTACGACTGAATTGACTGCTGATGGTGTTTCTTTCTTCAACGCTGCTCACCCATTAATTGGTGGTGGAACACAATCAAATGTGTTCACTGGTGCTGGTTCAGTTTTGACTCCAACTTCTCTTAACACTGCAATGGTCAATCTTCTTGAACAGAAGGACCAATCAGGTGTTATTCGTGGTTCAAGTCCTGCTGTCTTGCTCGTCCCACCTTCATTGTGGAAGCACGCTCGTGAGATAACAGACTCAGCATTAATTGCTGATGTCGCAACAAACAATGTGAACGTTTATCGTTCAGCATTGGGAATTACTGTGTGGACATCCCACTGGTTGGGTGCTGTCGCTGGTGGTTCTGACACTGCTTGGTTCTTACTTGCTAAGCGCCACGGTGTCACTCGTTTAATCCGTCAAGGACTTGAAACAGCCCTTACTGATTGGAGATATTCTAATAACCTCACATATAGGTATCAAGCAAACTTCCGTGAAGAAGTGTTTGTTGCTGACTATGCTGGTGCTGTTGGAAACGCAGGAGTTTAATCATTCGTCCGATTGAACCCTGATTAATAGTTTAAGATTACAAATTATGTTTAATAGTCTAAATACCTACTCACTGCCTGGTTTCCAAGCCTTTCTCGGTGCAACACCATTTGCCAATCAAGGAAATGTGTTTTATGTCCGACCAAGACTAGGTTCAGACGGGCAGGATGGGAGAACCCCTCAGACTGCGTTTAAGACCCTTGCAACTGCATTGTCAAAATGTGTTGCAAACCAAAATGATGTTGTTTATCTTTTGGCGGAAGGTCAAAGTGCTGCTGATACAACTGACTACCAAGCTGTAGCGTTGGATTGGAACAAAGATAATGTTCATTTAATCGGTATCGGAAGCGATGCCTTTATAAATCAACGTTCTCGTATCGCTCAGTTATCTTCAGTGAAGACAATTGAGGATTTGTTCACAGTTTCAGCAGATAACTGTGTCATTCAAAACATTTCCGTGTTCCAAGGTGTTGCCAGTTCAACTGCAACATCCCCACGTGCAATGGTTGTTTCAGGTCAACATAACCATATCGTCAATTGTTCAATATCAGGAAATGGTGATACCGCAGGTTCTACGGATACTGCTGGTGCTCGTTCCCTAGCAATAACTGGTGCTGAAAACACCTTTACACATTGTTATATTGGGCTTGATACTGTCATTCGTGCAACTCAGGTTGCTGAGGTGACTGTTGGTGATATTGCCCGAACAATATTTGAGGATTGTTTCTTCAATACTTATACATCACTATCTACATTTAAGATGGTTACTTACTCTGCCCCTGATAGATTTGTTCTATTCAAAGGTGGATTAATCAATGCTGTTTTGAATATAACGAGTGCTGTTGCTCCTACAGGTGCTTTAGCAGCGGCTACTTCTGTCAATGGAACAATCATCTTGGTGAATTGTCCTGTTGTCGGGTTCGCTGATGTTGCAACTGCAGATGACACAAAAATCAAAGTGTATGGTTCTGGAAACGGAACTCTCGTTGGTTTGGGTCTTGCTGGAAACGTGGATGTTTCCTAACATTCATTTATCCCTTCGCTCTGTCCCTTTACGGGGACAGCGACGAGGGGGGAATATTACAAATTTAATTTTATAAATTATATGCAACCACAAGTAATACCAATAATTCCAAGTGCAAGTCTAGCAATAGCTACATCTTGGTTGCTGACATCCTCAGGGGTGGCAGTAAATACTCAAACAATACTTATCGCAGGAATAACTTTTACTTCTGTTGATGTTATTGTAACGACAGCAGGGAATGTCTTAGTAGATGCAAGTGCATCTGCTTTCTTGGATAACCTTGTTGACCTTATTAATAATCCTACAGTCACAAATACAAAACACGTTGCTTTGTCTGCTGAAGATGTTGCAAAACTTCAAGCATTAGGAATTACAGCAACAAAAACTTCTGCAACGTTGATGACACTTACTTCAAGTGTTATTAAACCTGGCAGTTCAAATTCAATTGTTGTTTCTGAGACTGAAACAAACTTTGTTTGGACAACTTCAACTACTTCTGCTGGTTTCGGACCAACATTAGGAAATGGGGCATCTGTTCAATTTGTTGCTTCAGCGATAACTTCAGGAAATGGAGTTTTCACAGTTGAAGTTTCAAATGACGGTTCAAATTGGGTGGCTTATAATAAGCTCACCACAAATGTCACCAATACAAACGGACAAACTGATACTCGTGTAGCTTCGGTCACTCTTAGTTCAAATACTTCAGCAGTTGTTTCAATTCCTGAATTATTTGCTTTCTACAGAGTTAAATGTGTCGTGTCAGTTGATGGATTATATTCTGCAACTGCATTTATTAGTTAACCTAAAATTATATGTATAGCGTCTTAGACTTAAAAAATGATTTGGAAGGAGTTCTACACGGAACTACAAACAATCAGATACAAAATCTTGATGGTGTTATTAACCGAGCCGCTAGACAATTACTTTTAGATTTAGACCCACAGGAAACAAAACGAACTGTGGAATTTATCGCTCCAATATTTAATTCAGTTTATGACTATCCAATCGCCTCAGATGTGAAAGGAAATAAATTGATTGATATATTCCCGCAAGTTCAAAGAATACCGCAAGATATTTGGCTTCAAGCCTATAATCAGGCTTTTGATGTTGCAAAACAAAACATATTATCAATGCAAAATATGTTCACAATGAATTTTGACTCAGGAATTAAGACAATAAGAATTAATGCCCCTTGGTTGAATAATCCAATCATTGTGAACGAAATTGAGAGCATTTCTGATAACGGAACTTGGGCTGTTGGTGGAACTGCAACAAATCTTAGTGTAAATAATACAAACTTTGCACAAGGGTCAGGTTCACTACAGTTTGATGTTGCTGTCGGCACTGGTTATATTGAAAATTCAGATATGACCGCTGTTGATTTATCAGATGTTGTAAGTCAGTCTTCAATGTTTGTTTGGGTATATGTTCCAACAGGCACACAATTAACTTCAGTTGAATTACGCTGGGGTTCAGGTGCTGGAGCATATTACGCAAAAACAGTTACTCAAACACAGCAAGGAAATTCCTTTGTGAATGGTTGGAATTTATGTCAATTTGATTGGGCTACTGCAACAACTGTAGGAGCACCAAATAGTTCAGCGATAAATTATGCTCGTGTTTCTCTTGCGATGACAGGAAATAATGTCGGTGTTAAAGTGAACGGATTAAATTCAATTTTAGGAACTGTTTTACAGTATTCTTATTATTCAAAATATTTATTCCGCAACGCTTCAACAGGTGTATTTCAAGAAACAGTATTAGATGACGCAGATTTAATTAATTTGGACACTGAAAGTTATAACTTATTATTCAATCAGGTTGCATATCTTGCTTCACAGCAACAGCAAGGAATGGATGCCCTATCGTATGACGGGTCATTCTTCAAAACTGCTTACGATGAAGGATTAAAGCGTTATAAAGCAATGTATAAATCAGAATTGCAAAAACCACAGTCAACTTATTATCAGAAACCTGACCCAGGGTATGGTCGTATTATTGGGCGAGGGTTTAATAATTAAAATATATGCCAATTATTATTAAAAAACCAACTAATGAGCCAAAGGCTTAAAAATATATGCCGATGATACTTAAAAAAATTAAGGGTGCTGTTAAAAAAGGTGCAAAAAATGTTAAGAAAGCTATTAAAAAAGCTGTTTCTAAACCAAAAAAGGGCAAAATGAAGGAAATGCCAAAGGTTATAGCAAAGAAAACATCAAAACCAGGTGACTTGTATAACAAAAATAAGAAACCATTTGTTCCTTATTATGGTGGTTATGGTGGAAAAATGAGTGATGGGTCAGGATGGGGCGGTGAAAAACCTAAAAAAAAATAGTATGAAGAAATTAAACTACAAAATTGGTGCATTAAAGCGTAAACTCAAGGTCAAAGGTGATTTTGAGCCAGGCACTTTGATTTCAAAGGTCAATGAAAGCAAAGGATTAGAAAAATTAAAAAATCCACTAACCAAAAAGCAGGTTGCTATAATGGGTTTAGTGTAAAGTTATGTCAGGAACAAACAAATTAGTTCAATCAACTCTTGAAAAAGCAGGTGAAGCGTCTTTAACAAAAGGATTGCTCAATGCTAATGAAGAAGCTAAGAAGAAAGATAAAAAGAAAAAGAAATAAAATATTATGCCAGAGCCTAAAAAACAAAAAATTTCAACAGTTTCACGAGCAAGGGAATTTTCCCTTGTTTCGGATTATAAGCTCGGCTATCGTAATCACGAGGACATAACGAACCTTCCACCAGGTGTTTTAATCGTTGGAAGTCAAAATGTGCTGGTTGATGTCGCAAGTAGGGTTGAAATACGTCAAGGATATGCCCTGGACGGGGCTATAAGTGCCGTGGGGAGCAGTATATTGGCTTCTTATGATTGGACTACCAGAGGCAATGGGGAAAGGCATTTAAGGGCTGGTTTTCTCACATCAGCAGGTAATGATGGTAAATTACAATATAGATATGTAAATCCGTCAACGGGAGCAGTAAGTTGGGAAGATTTAATGACAGGACTTTCAAGTGTGTCATTTAATTTCACTACTTTTTGGGATATAAATGAGTCATTACGTGTCGCTTTATTTGTTGATGGGTCATCAAACATTTATGAATGGAATGGTGGTATAACAGAATTGTTATCTGCAACAGTAAACACATTAACGAAAGCAGGTGATACTTGGCTTGACTCAGGTTTTTATAATCAGACACTAGCAACAGTTGGAAGTGCAACATCACAATTTGATATTACAAATCCTTCAGGAACAACTTTTAGATATACATTTGACGGAACGGGAACTGACCCAGCAATTACATCAACAACATTCCCAATAGGGAGTTATGTTTTAATAAGCGGACAAAATTTTAATGCAGGAAATAACGGATTATTTAAAGTGACTGGTGTTGGAGCAAATTATTTTGAAGTCACTAATGCTTCAGGAGTAGTTGAGTCAAATAAAACAATTGGCACAGGATATATTTATGCTCAATTTAAAAATATAGTTGTTATAAATGGAACAACATACGGATATACAGGTGGGGTTGATACAAATACACTTACAGGAGTGACACCTGACCCAACAGGCGAAGCAGTTGGTTCAATTGTTCAACAAGGAGTAATTATTACTCCTAATTCAGCAATGACTTCAATCACTGCTACTTTTGAAAACGGAATTATAGGAACAATGAATAATCAAATATTTTTAGGCTCACTCACAAGTTCAGTAATGTGGCTTTCAAAGGTAAACGATTATAAAGATTATTCATCATCATCAACAAGGCAAATTGGTGAAGGAGGGTCATTGATTTTAGACCAAAATTTAGTTGCCTTTATTGTTCAAGGTTCACAAGATGCCCCTACAATGTGGGTATCAGCAGGAAAAGATATTTGGTATCAAATTACTTTCACTGATTTGGTTTCTGTTGTTGGTCCTTCAGGGCAAACATTAGGTGCAATTCCTATTAAATCAGGACGACAACAAGGTGCTCAATCACAAGCAATGGTTTCAAATATGAAAAACAATGTGATTTGTGTTTCAAATGAACCAACAATTGACCTTATGGGATTAATGGAAAATTTCTTTACTCAAATTCAAACACAAAATATTTCAGACCCAATTAAATTAGATGTTGATATTTATGATTATACAAATGGGTCAATCTTTTATTACAAAAATTTTATTTTCGTTGCTATTCCTGAAGAAGGACTTGTATTGCAATACAATTTAGATACAGGAGCGTGGCAAGCTCCTCAATCATTACCTATTTCACGATTTTATATTGTTGATGGTGAATTATACGGACATTCATATCAAACATCCGAGTCATATAAATTATTTACTGGTTATGCTGATAGAGTATATCCTGGCTTTTCAGGTCATCCTATTCAAGCAATTTGGAAGTTTTCATATCAAAATTACGGAATGCGACACTGGAGAAAATCAGCAGATTATCTATATGTTGAAGGATATATTAATGAAAATACAACACTCACTGCACAAATAACTTATGAACTTGATGGATGTGCAACTGTAAAAACATTTGAAATAGATGGGGATGACGCACAGATTGTTTGTCTTGTTCCTTCAACAGGGGGACTTGGTAAAATGCCTTTAGGAAAACAAAAACTTGGTGGTGGAGCAACAACATCAATTCAAGGATTACCACCAAAAGTCAGAGTTGAAAAATCTTTTAATAATACTGACTTCTTTGAATGTTCAGTTTCATTTGAAGTATTCGGAACAGATAACAGGTTTGAATTATTAGCATTCGGTCTTAATGCAAGACCTTCAACACAAGAACCTATTTCCATTAGACAATAATTATTATATAATAAATTTAACGGGTAAAAAATATGTCAACACTATTCAAATATGTCCAAGCTCAAAATTTCGCTCTCGCTGGTGCTGGTGCAATAGCAGGAGCAAATACAATTATTTTAAAATCTTTCAAAGCAATTGACGGAGTGACTGATTTGACAATGACCGACTTTGGAACTTTAGGATTTGCAACAATTGAACCAGGCAACGGAACTCAAGAAGAACAAATATCATTCACAGGTGTTACTCAAAATGCAAACGGGACTGCAACACTAACAGGAGTATCAACTGTGTTATTTGTAAATCCATATACTGCTACAGCAGGACTTGCAAAAACACATCCTGGTTCAGCAACATTTATAATCACAAACACAGCAGGATTTTATGACCAATTCACAGCAAGAAATAATGACGAAATAGTCCCTGGTGATTGGACATTCACAGGGCAAGTCACTTTTTCAATCGCTCCTATTTCCCCTATAACAAACCCACTTGCCACTGAAGCAATATTTGGTATCGCAAAACTTTCAGTCGCCGCTGATAATGTTTTAGACCCAATTGTTGTTGGAACAAATGATGACAGAGTTCCTGTCGCTTATGCAGTTGATAGTGTCGGTTCTGACTCTTATGCTATTACTCCTAGTCCAGCAATTACTGCTTATGTTGCAGGTCAAAGAATTACATTTAAAGCAGGAACATCAAACACAGGACCAGCAACAATTGCTGTTTCAGGTCTTGCCCCTATCGCTATTGTAAAAAATGTTAGTGACGCTTTAGTCACTGGTGATATTATTGCTAATCAAACTGTTGAACTTCGTTATGATGGCACAAATATGGTTATGGTAAATTATGCAGGTATTGCTTCAACTTCAGAAAAAGGAGTAAGTGAAAAAGGAACACCAGCTGAAATAAATGCAGGAACACAAACTGGTGGAACTGGTGCAGAATTATTTATAAATCCATTAGATTTACCTGCGAAACATCTTGTTGGAGCATTATCTTCAACAATGCCGAAAACATATTTTAATATACAACTTCCATTTATACTTTGGACTGGTATTTCATCTGGAGCAACAGATACATCTTTTGATAACTGGATAAGAAGTGGAACTGATGTTGCAGTTACTCCAATGGGTTCATTCATATCAATGATAAATACTGGAGCAGACTCTATTTATATAGATGCTATGAATATTTCAGGAGCAAATCTAGGAATGGGATGGGATGTTCAAAGAGTTATAGTTATGGATTTTTGGGCTCAATTACCAGCTAGTGGAACTGGGGATATTTTGATGGGATTTGGAGGTGCAAATGCTGCTGCTTTCACAGAAGTATATACTGGTTCAACCTATAACAGAGCTTTGTTTGCAATGAAAGCTGATGGAGTTATTTATTCTGTTATAAGTAAAGCTGGAACTGGTTCATCACAAACAGATATTTCTGCAGGAATAACCAATACAGTGTGGAATAATTTCCGAATTGAGCTTGATTGCACAAATAATGCTATGTTTTATATCAATGGAGTATTAAAAGCAACAATGTCTGGTGCTAATTTACCAACAGCAAATGCTGATATTTGGTTAGGATTTGGAAGAAGTAATACAGCTTTATTCAAAGCAAGTGCACCTAATTTGAGTATTGAATTAAATTAATTATGACAACATTACTAGAACAACAAGTTATTGAAATCCTTACAATCTACTTGGGGCGTGCTCCAACGACTGAGGAAATTCGGCTTGGAACTCTAGCTCCTAATCCTTTAGCTTTTTTGCACAACACAGCAAATGTGGCTGAAAACACACTTTCAATATCACCTACAAGTTTAGATACAATTCAAAGTGCAATTGATAAAATAAATACTAATGGCGGTGGTATTGTTTATTTGAACCCAGGGACATATACACCAGGGGGAGATATTACAATTCCTTCAAATGTGTATTTAATCGGTCTTGTAAAAAATCTTTGTATTATTGATTTTGGTAATGGCTCATACAGTATAATTTCAGATGGAACTCAGGATGTCACTTTGCAAGAATTAACAATACAAAATTCATCTGATAGCGGGGTAAAATTAAGCAACAACACTGGATTAATTCTTATAGATAATATTGATGTGCTTGATTGTGCTATCGGAATACAAGCGACAAGTTGTGGACTTGGAATTAATATAATCGGGGGTGGTTGTGTAGTCACTGGGTGTGGAATTGGATTGAAATTTGATACTGTTCAAGGTTTTACAATAGACAATTCTTCATTTGGTCTTAATACCACTTATGGAATGCAATTAATTGATACTGACTTTGGAATTATAAGGTCAACACTATGTCAGGGAAATGGAAATGACGGAATTATTGGTGACAATGTTGACGCTGTTGTTTTTGAAGCATTGATTTTAATTCAAAATGGTGACTCTGGTATTAATTTAACTGGTGGTTCACTAGCTAATAGAATTATTGGTTGCCGAATTTCAGATAACAATGACGGAGTAGTTATTTCAAACACTGCTGGAAATATAAATAATCTTATAAATGCAAATAGTATATCTTCAAACATTGCATACGGAGTAGTTATATCAGGAGCAAACGCAACAAACAATCTTATTTCATCAAATACAATTTTGGCAAACGGGACAGGTGCAGTTGATGACAATGGAACAACAACACTTATTAGGTCTAACATCGGCGTTGCCGACAATTAAATTTATGGTTGATATAATAAATTACAACTCAAACACAGGGAAAAAGCTCAATGCAGGTGAGAGTTTTTTGGATAAAGCAACAGGTCAAACAATGACACAAGGAAACGTTTTTAGTCCAGCAATCATAACTTCAAAAGCCGCTACAAATGATTTGAATAATATAAAAACAAATGTGACTGAAATTGCTAGTGGTATAACTAATCAAGCAACAAAAAATGCACAAACAAAACTTGCTTCTGAACAAAAAGCAATTGCTGACGCAAAAGAAAAAACACTTACTGAACAAAAAGATAAAGAACTTTCAATAAAAGAACAAGCCCTAACTGCTGGTGAAGACGGAACTACTGAACCAGTCCCAACACAAACAGATGATGAAAAAAGATTAGCACAAGCAGAAGAAAATTATTTTGCAGAAGCTGAAAATGTAAGGAATACAATTTTAAATATACAAAACGGAACTGTGCCTTTATCTGCTGGTGAACAAGCACAAATTGCAGGACTAGAACAGCAATATAATGCTTTAATTGATGAACAAAAATTAATTAATAAAGGAGCAACAGGAACTGCGAACATTCGTGGTTATCAAACAGGTTCTGCTCAATATGACCCAACATTCCAAGTTAAAACAATCGGAGCAATAGTTACTGCTGGTTTTAACAAAGTTGCAGATTTGAATACAAAAATGGCGAGTGCTGTGGCTGAACTTACACAAGGATTTAAAGATAATAAAATTTCCGCAATCAAAGACGCTTGGACTGTTTACTCTGAAGCAGCGAATGAGAGAAAAGACACACTTGAAAAAACAGTTGAACGAACAAATAAATTAATTGATGACGCTAGAAAAGAAAAACTTGCTCTTGAAAAAGAAGAACGAGATTACAATATAAAAGTAGAAGAAAATATTGATAGTATCGCAAGTGAAGCTTCACAAAATGGTGCTCCCCTTGATGTAATTGCAAAGATTGGTTCTGCTCGTTCAGTAAATGAAGCAATACAACTTGCTGGTGAATACTCACGTGACCCATTAGAAGATGCCTACAAAAAAGCACAAATTAGTAAAATCTATCAAGATATTGCAGATGCACAAGCAACAAACTCTGCTATTGGTGACCCTAATGAAATTATTGCTTATGCTCAACAATACGCTTCAACTGGAACAATTCCAACAGGAATGCCAAAAGGAACATTTGGGGTTATTTCATCAGTTGCAAAAGAACTTCCAAAACAAGAAGGTGAAGTGCTTGACGCTAAAACAGGAGTTAAATCATCTTCCGTTCCTGCAACAGTTCAAGATGACTTTGCTACATTGTATAATATAAAGAAATCACTTGAAAAATTAAAGAAACTTGATGAAGAACGTATAGGTGGTGTTGTTTCAGGAACATTAGGAAAAGTATTTGGTTCAGATGACCAAGCAAATTACCTAACAGTTCGTAAAGGAATTGTTGATGACATTCAACGTATGCAATCAGGAGCGGCTTTGACTGAAGAAGAACAAGAATTTTATAAAGATTATCTTCCTGGTAGGTATTCAGAAAGTTTCGGATTTGGTCAGGACTCAAAAAAGAAAATTGAAAACTTTGAAAGTTTAGTAAATGATAAACTTGCAAATAAAGCAAAGAACTACGGATTGCCTATTTATGGTTTCTCAAAGGTTCAAACCCCAGCAGGTGAAAAGACAGTCGGGGAAACAATTGTAGCACCAAACGGAACTTCAGGTCGTGTGAACGCTGATGGGAGTATTACTTTATTAACCACAGGTGAGTCATCATCAATTGACTCAACTGGAACAGCAATAACAACGGAATAAAATTATGGCAACATATTCATTTGATAAATTTATGAAATTAGGAGGAGCAACCACACCAGACCAAATAAAATCTGTTGGGGTCAACACTACACCACCACCAAAGACGGAAAGTTTTGGTGCTGATACTTTTAGTGATTTCAAACAAATTGGTTCTGATATTATTAGTGGTTCACAAAAAAGAGCAGATAAAATTCAAGCAATTAAAGGGAAAATGCAATCAGGTGAAAAAGGTGATATTCCAGCAATTTTAGAAACATCAGGACAATTAGCAGGTGCAGGAGCTGACGCTATAAGTGCAGTTATTAAAGGTGCATTTAAAATGGTTTTACCCCCACGAGCAGAAGCAAAGACAAAAGAAATTATACAAAAATTCGGAACTAAAGTTGTAGAAACGCCAGCGGTTCAAAGTATCGTTAAATGGTATGCTGATTTGCCTGACAGTAAAAAAGATGCAGTTGACGCTTCATTGGGAGCAGTTGACCTTGCAACACAATTTATAGGATTGGGAGCGGCTAAAAAAGGATTGAATGTTGTAAAAGAAGGAGCTGAAGGAGCATTAGAAACTGGCGGAAAGATTTTAAAAAAAGGTAGTCAATTAGCTGATGACGCTACAAAATCAACACAACTTGTCATTAAAGATATTATTCCTGGTGCTGATAGGATTGTGAATACAACAGTGAGTAAAGCATTAAATTTAACTCCTGGTGACATTTCAAACATTTCAAAATCAACAGGAAATGAAGTCGGACAATTTATTGCTAAACACAATCTTATTGGTAAGAATTTAGAAGAAACAACAAAACTTGTAGATGATTTTTATAAAACAAACTATAATACTGTAAGGGAAGAAATCGCAAAAGTGCCTACCTTATATCACGCAGGAAGTGTCCCAAGATATACTGACGCATTGAACGCAATTAAAAAAGCAGTCAATGATGTTCCTGGTATGGAAGAAGTAAGTCTTGAAGTTGATAATATACTTTCAAGAGTAAATAAAAATGCGAAAGATATAACCCTCAATGATGTTCAAAGAGTAAAGGAACTTATGGATGACCACTTCTCATTATATAAAGTGACTGGTGATGTAAAAGAAAATGTCGCCAAAGAAGGACTCGCAAATATGCGAAAAGATTTAAAAGAATTTATTGAACAAGAAGTTAAAAAATCAACAGGAGCAGACATCAAAGATTTGAACAATAAAACAATGACATCAAGGAGTATTAAAGACGCTATTAAAACACGAGCACCAAAAGGTATAACAGCTTCAAATATTTCAATAGGTGATTTTGGAACGTTTGGTGTTGGTTCAATGTTCGGTGGTCCTTTAGTAGGAGCAGCTGCTTTGGTAGCAAAAAAGATAATTGAAAGTCCTTCTGCAATGCTTAGATTTGCAAAATGGATTGACTCAATTTCAGACGCTAGAAAATTGAAAGTTATTGAAACACTGCAAAAAGGTGAAGTGCCAAAAGAGATAGAAAAGTTTATTGAACCTTAATCTTCCCGTTTTTCTGCTAGATAATCTAGTCCACCAATCCATTCAAAGAAGGCGTAAACTAGACCGATTAAGGAAATTGCAAGCCATTTAAGAAATTTCATAACAATATTAGTATAACAAGAATAAATCAAAATGTCAAGTAAATATGAAAAACTAAAAAAAGTGTTTGCAAATGACCCTGAAATGCTGTCTGTTTTAGAGAGTAAAGAAGCTAGGCAAAAATTGACTACACTTGCTGACAAAATCAATAAAGACAACGCTATTGAAATAGCAATGCTATTGAAAAAGGGCGATGAAGGGAAGCCAGGAAAAGACGGAATAACACCCAAAAAAGGTGAAGATTATTTTACTGATGATGAAGTGGAACAAATTGCTAAATACATAAAGCATAAACTTAAAGAAGAAGTCACACCAATTAAGGATGTTGATTATCGTGACGGAAAAGACGCTGATGAACAAAAAATAATAAGAGAAGTAAGTAAAATAATCCCAACAGTTGGTGAAATTTTAGCACAAATAAAAATCCCTGAAATCCCTCAATTTAATGAACAAATGATGATTGATAGGTTTTTAGAAAAAATACCAAAACCAATCGTTCCTACAATTGAGGAAATTGTAAAAGAAATAAAAGAAAAAAGATTAATTGAACTCCGAGATATTAAAGGTGCAAGATTAGACGGACGAATAAACAATAATGACCAACGATGGCACGGGGGTGGACTTTCAAATATAACAGGATTGATTTCAGCAGGCACAAATATTTCAATCACAGGTTCAGGAACTTCTTCTGACCCCTATGTAATAAACGCTGATGGTGGGGCTTCAGGTATTACCTCAATTAACGCTGATGGAACAGCGGCTCAAATTTTAGCAGTTGGAACTGCTGGAACTGATTTTGCAATTGTAGATAACGGAACTGGCACACATACATTTAATCTTCCAACTGCTTCTGCTTTAAATAGAGGTGCATTGTCTTCAGCTGATTGGACAATTTCAATAATAAACAAGATACAATTACACCAGCAGCTTTATCAAAAACAGATGACACAAATGTCACTTTGACTTTGGGTGGTTCGCCTACAACAGCACTTTTAGCGGCTACTTCTTTGACATTAGGTTGGTCTGGTCAATTATCACTCGCAAGGGGTGGCACAGGGGCAAATTTGAGTGACCCAGGGGCTAATACAATACTTGCTTGGGATGATACTGACAATTCAGTTGGATTTTGGACTTTAGGGTCTGGTCTTTCTTATGACCATTCAACACACACATTAAGCGCTTCAGGCACACCAATTTCTTTTGGAACTGTTGGACAAATACCATATACAAACGCTCTAGGAACTGATTTTGATTATTCAGCAGGTATGTCTTATGACGGAACAAATCTTTTGTTGACTGGAAGTTTAGGATTAACTGGAAGTAGAGTATTAAAAGGTTGGTTCACTGATTTAGAAATTACAAATATGCCGACAGTCGGTGGAATTTCTTTATCTTCAATCTTTTCCCCAATCGCAGGTTCAGCAAGTATTGTGACTGTTGGAACAATAACATCAGGAGTATGGAACGGAACGGATGTCGCTTTGAGTGCTGGCGGAACTGGTGCGTCATTGTCTGACCCTAATGCTAATAGTTTGTGGGGTTGGGATGACACAGACGGAAGTATCGGCTTTTGGACAATCGGAACAGGCTTATCTTATGACCACGCTACACATACCCTTTCAGCAACTGGCGGTGTCCCTACAACAATTACAGTTGCAAATGAAGCAACTGACACTTCTTGTTTTATTTCATTCTTCACAGCGGCTACTGGTGACCTTGGTCCGAAAACAAATGCAACATTAACTTACAATTCAAATACAGGATTAATGGGCACACAAAGTTTAGCAATCACTGGGACTGCTGGTGCTGGTTATATGACATTGATTGCCCAATCAGCAAATCCAACTTCCCCAGCGGCTGGAACTTTATTATTACACGCTTTCACAACTCAAGGATTTACTCGTTTAGAACAAGACAATGAGTCACCAACAAATCTTATTTTAGGTAGAGATAATGTAATCATTGCTCGTAATACTTCTGGTGGAACTATAAATAAAGGAATGCCAGTTTATGTAACTGGTTCAACAGGAAATGCCCCAAACATTGCAAAAGCAAGAGCTAATTCAATAACTACAATGCCAGCAGTCGGAGTTGTAATGGATGATATGCTAAACACAGCATTTGGACAAGTTATGGTATTAGGTAATTTATCAAGGTTTGACACTTCTGCTTTTTCTACTGGTGACCAAGTATATGTTGACCCAAACACAGCAGGAGTCTTAACAAATGTAAGACCTTCAGGAACTACAAATATTGTTCAATTAATTGGTAGAGTTTTAGTTAGTGGAATTGGTAATGGTTCTTTACAAGTAGCTACTGCACCATTTTTGGGAAATTCAGAAACAGGAACAAACGCAACAACTTGGATAGGAACAAATATTATTTTAGGTGGTTCACTTGGAGCAACAGGCACACGAGTATTAAAAGGCTGGTTCACAGACCTTGAAGTAACAAATGCAATCGCTGGTTCAATTACAGGAAATGCAGGAACTGCGTCAGCTGTAGCAGTCGGTGGAATTACAGGGTTGGGAACAGGTGTTGCAACTGCTTTGGCTGTCAATGTTGGTTCAGCAGGTGCTTTTATCGTAAATGGTGGAGCATTAGGAACACCAGCGTCAGGAACAGTCACAAATCTTACAGGAACAGCGTCTATAAATATAAATGGAACAGTGGGAGCAACAACCCCAACAACAGGAGTATTTACTATTGCAACATTAAATACAGGTCTTATGCCTGACGCTAATGACGGAGCATACCTCGGACAAGCTGGAACTGCTTTCTCTGATTTATTCTTAGCTTCAGGTGGTTTAATAAATTGGGACTCTGGCAATGCAACAATTACACATTCAGCTTCATTGCTTACTTCAAATGTTGATATAGCAGTTCCTGATGAAGCATACGGAGCTGGTTGGAATGGTTCACTTGAAGTTCCAACAAAGAATGCTGTCTATGATAAAGTTCAAACCCTTGGTGGTCCTCAAACAATAATGAGCACTATATTTGAAACTGCTGCGAGATTTAATACAAATGCTTCAGGTGGAACAAATACGTTTGGAGCAGACGGAGTTCGTATGACAACAACAAATACTGCTAATAGACGAGCAGGATTAAATGTATCAATGTTTTCTGGAGCTACAAGTGGAAATGTATTTGCAGGTAGTCCTTGTTTCTCTGCTTGTTTCCATATTCAATCGCCTGGGACTGCTGGATTTATGATGGTTGGTCCTGGGTTAGTTACAACAGCGGCTACTGCTTTACATTTTGGATTTAAGATTGAATTTACTGCTGGACCTACTGCAACCCTTTATGGCTCTCAAGCAGATGGAACTACTGAAAGTAAAACCGCAGCTCTTACTACTTTAACAAACGAGGATATTGTGGAAGTTTTTGCACAGAAAAATAGCACAACAAGTGTAGATTATTATTGGCGTAAAAATGGTGGCGCTTGGTCAGCCGCTACAAATTTAGCAACGAATATGCCTGTTAACGCAAATCAATGTTTCTTAAACTGGGTAGTTACAAATGCAGCGACAGCGACAACAAATACTGTTGACGCTAACAGTTACTCTTATCAATCAAAATAATATGAATGAAGCAAAAGAAAAAAATGTAATACGACAAGTTCTAACCACTGAAGTAAAGTGGGTTCTTGGAGTGATTATGTTCGTCTTTGGTATTGCTGGTCCTTATTATGGAATGCGACAAGACATAGCCCTCATACAAAAAGACATTGAAATAATTAATGTAAATCATCAAGCACATATTCAAGACATTTTGCAACAACAAAAAGAGCAGTCGGCTCAAATAATTGATTTGCAAAAACAACTTATTATTTTAGTCTCTAAATACGAATGATATATAAATTACTTTTAGTTAAAAATAGATACACAAAAACCCTTAATTTTAAAAAGGGGTTAGAATGGTTTAAAATTAATACCCCTCTTGATGTAATCATTGCTGATGAAATTTCAACAGACTTTGAAGTGACAACTGAAAAGATAAGCAATGCAACATACAGCGGAGTAATTTGTGGGGATGACATATATCCTAAACTTCGCACTGTTATTGAAGAAGGAAAATACAATGCAGTTGTATTTGTTTATGGTAATAATTTGAATGGTATCAGGGTCAACGCGACAAAAGCATTACCTTTATATCCTGGCACTGACCTTGTTCAAATTTGCACTACTTCTGACGGGGGTAAATCATTAAACCACGAGATTTTTCATACATTTTTTCATAGATTACAAAGGCAACAAGTGATGATTGAAGACCCAATGGACTCAGTCGTCATTAATGGAGTAGTAAAGCATTATTATAATAACGAAAGTATAAATGCAAAACCCTCAAATAGAAGTATTGCAATTGAAAGATTAACGCCTTATTGGGACAAAGTAGAAAAAATATTAATATTAAATCAAACACCTATGACACTACCAACAACATCACCTTATACACATTTTTCAACCAAAGAAATAGCAAAGTTTCAATTAAAAACTGAACTATGGGAAATTTTAGATGACAGTAGAGCTTTAGCAGGAACACCTTTTATTCTTACATCAGGATTTAGGACTGTTGAACAAAACGCTGCTGTCGGGGGTAAGGCTAATTCATCACATTTACGAGGTTTGGCTGCTGATATATCTTGTGTTGATAATAAGAAGCGAACTGCTATAATTAGAGGTATTCTTGGCTGTGGCAGACCTGTATTCTTAGAAATAGCCAAGAAACACATTCATATTGACATTGATAGTTCAATCCACGAGTTGGGTCAAACAATCACTGAAAACGATGACTGATATAAATGAACAACGAAATAATCTTGACGCTGTTGGCGACGCAATACGAAGAAACAAACTCAAGAAATCAATCATTTCACAAGCTAAAATTATTGGCTGGCTCATAGTCGTGTTGCTAGTCGTTAGCTTTATATTATTATATAGTAATTTATTTTAATTATGCCAGCAATATTTTCAAGTCCCCGTTTTTGGGGCATCGTAGCAATTGGTCTTTTACAAGCATTAGTTTTATTTAATATAATTACTTCTGCACAAGGTGAAGGATTAATACAAATCATTCAGGGTATTATAGGTTCTGCTGTTGTAGTTGGTTCACTAGACAGAGTTGGTAAAAAGGCAGTATAATTATTATCTACGACGTTTTGGTTTAATTACTGGGGCTATCGTAAAAATGTGCGAACAAATAGATAATATTTGGAACTATAAAACACTCTCTTTAAGGGGGTGTTTTATTTTTTAGCTTGACTAAATAAGTATAATTATGTTATAGTATGCACGCAGACATAAAAGCTGACTTGAGCGTTCATAAATCGTAAATAATTAGAACTACAATTGTAATTGAAACCACCTCTTTTAAAGGGGTGGTTTTTGTTTGGCTTAAAGACCAAGAGCATTAAGGTTTCGTTCAACTGAGTAGTCTTTCAATTCCTTAATAGGAACATTAATCACTTCTTTGTAAGTTGAGTTTGTCATTTCAACAAGTTCAACTTCCATTTCAGGGCAACCCTGACGAAGGTGGTCAAATACGCAATATCGCATATTCAACTCATACAATTGATTTTTGTGTAGGACTATCATAGCTTTAATGTGTTTTCTTTTATTGTATCATTTCTAGTTATACACAGCCAGATAGTTGCAATAATCAACAAAAAGGTTTATAATTGGCTTATACAAATAATTTTATGCTTTCGGAAAAGCAACAAACAATATGAGTAATGTATGGAGTTTAGCAAAAATGTGGAATAAGGCATTGGAACAAACTGATGAACGTGTGATTGAACCAAGAGATAGAATTTATGCCAGTGAACTTGGAAGAAGTGATATTGATATTTTTTATAAAATGCAGGGTGAAAAACCAACCAATCCACCGAATGAACGAAGTCAAAGAAAATTTCACGCTGGGGATTTATATGAATGGTTTGTTTTTTTAATACTAAAAAAATGTGGTGTGCTTATAGCAAAACAAATTCCTGTTAAATCAAAAATTGATGGGTGTGTTGAAGTATCAGGACGACTTGATTTTATTGCTGGGGGATTGCCTGACTATGATAAAGGACAAGAGAAAGTTGATGAATTAATCAATGAATTAGAAATGCCACCATTGTTTCATTTGGTGACAAAAAACTTTATTGAGATTTTGAAAAAAGAATATCCAAATGGTTTAGATGAAAAAGTGCTTGAAATTAAATCAGTTGCAAATTTTGGTTTTGAGAAAATAGAAAAAACAAACAAAGCACTTGCTGGACACGATTTGCAAAACTTCCATTATTCACACGATTTAAAAATGGAAGGTGCATTGTGTTATATCAACCGAGAAGATTTGAGAATGTATGAAATCCCAATATTACCTAATGACCAAAAATTGCTTGAAAGATACACAGAGAAAGTTAAACGTGTTTCTGGTTATTATCTTGAAAATCAATGTCCTGAACCTGAAAAGATGATTATATTTGATGAAGACACATTTAGGTTCACAAAGAACTTTAATGTTGAGTATTCACCATTTTTGAAAAAGATTTATAATATAGACAGACCTGACCAATATGATGAAGAAATAAGCCCAATTATTGGTCGCTGGAACAGAGTTTTAGGACGTATCAAATCAGGGAAAGTTTTGACAAAAGATAATGAATTAGCGTTAGCAGAAATGGAAGAGCGAGATTTTGACACAAACAAAATCAAGCAAATTATTACCACACAATCTTCAGTAGTCGGTGAAGATGTAAGTGAAAACGAAGAATAAAAATGCAAATATTATTAATGTTATTATTTGTTCTTTCATCAGCAATTTTTGGTTATAGTTTGGCTATGTTTCATAATACCTTGAAATATAAAAAGGTAATGAAAAAGACAAAATTATTGCTTGATAGTGTTTCTCATAAAGATTTGCCTTCAGATGAAAATGAGAAATTTGAAGTGTTGTTAGCACAAAAAAGTCATATGGATGAAATAAAAGGTAGGCTTGATGTGATTAGTGAATTGTAGGATTAGTTCTTTACAAGGGCAATAGATTATAGGGGTGTTTCTTTTTGTTCAATAAACCTGGGGTTTCCTAGTTTAAATGATTGTCGGGACTAAATACCCCTTTATACCTGTTGCTCTTGTGAATTAAAAGTGTCGCATTATTAAAGTAATCAAAGTAAAAAATTATGTTAAACGAAAAAATAGAGGAAGCAAATAAAAGTGAGTTTAGCGGTGGCAGTTCAGGTTGGTTCAAAATGAAGGAAGGCAATAATCAATTCCGAATTTTAACTGAACCTGAAGTAATGTTTGAAAACTTCGGAAGGGGTATTTGTTATCACGAATGTGGCTTTGAAGGTAATCCTAAATATCTTGCTCGTATATTAGACCGAGCAGATAACAAGGTTAAACTTTATAAAATTCCTTTCACAATTTTTGAAACTGTTGCAGGTTTTGAAAAGGATGAAGAACTTGAATTTTCAAGTTTCCCAATGCCTTATGATGTGAAAGTTAAAGCAGTAGGGGCAGGAACAAAAGAAGTGAAATATACAGTTATGCCTAGTTTGAAAAGAGTGCCGATTGATGAAGCAGTTGAAACTGAATTATCAAAGCAAAAAACAATAAAAGAAGTTATTGCTTTAATGCAAGAAAAAAACATTGAAAAGCACAAAGCTGATGGTTCTTGGCAAAAAGAACAAACTCGCTTAAAAGAAATGCGTGAAGGTTTGAAAAAAGACCTTGAAAATGGTGTAAAGTCAGAAGACACCATTGAATACCCTGAAGAAGAAATTAATGCAGAAGATATACCATTTTAGTTGTTGTGTATGAGTAAAAATTGCAAAAAATTAAAAATAGATATTATGGAAGCAATAGAAATTTTAGGAGAAGGCTATGGTTTTAATGTCAGGCAAATGAATTTCTATCAATTCCGTGTAAGCAGTGAAGAATTTAATAATATCTTTTTTGATTGGTATCATACAACAGGTTCACTTGTGATGAATAAAGACGGGTATAATTCATCATTGGGAAAAGTTAAAAGTGCTGAAGCCCTAGCAAATGTAATACACAAAAATCTTTATGAGAGGAAAAATAATTAAAATTGACCAGTTAAAATCATCAAGGAACAGCGGACAGGCGTTCACAAGGGTCTATTTTAAGGTAAAACAGGGGGTAGGCGACTTCATTTGGGCTAAAACGGACATAGTTCCCACTTTTAGGAATTATGCCCGTTGGAAGCCTTATTTGGTGATTGGAAACATACTGGACGGGTTAAAATTGAAGGGGAATGACACAGTTGACGCTGATAGTGTGCCCATATTTGTTAGAAAATCAGACATTGAGGAGGTTCAAGAAGATAAAGAGCAGTTCTCCACTGCTGAAGAGTTGCAAGGAAAATTATTTTAATGTTAGAATAAACACTATGTTCATATCAATATCAACAATTGCATATTGCCGAAATTTATGTCAATATATAACTGTTGATATGAACAACAACATAAAAGACCTCATCTGGTAATTCGGAGGAGGTTTTTTATTTGTGTTTGCTAACAAATTTATAGAGAACCTTCCTTTAGGGATACGGAAGCAAAACCATTCCTGTAAAAATAAAATATATTCAGGTATTTATGCGAAAGCTCGGAAAAACAGTTCCTTTGCCCCACTAAAATGTTAAATCATTTTCCTCTGTCCGAGCCATCTGATAAGTATCGGAGTATATTCAAATCTATAAACAAATAATTTTCGTTATCTTATTTCAAATGAAATCAGAAGCAAAAGGGGGGAAGTGTATCTAAATAAACAAAATTATGGAATTTGATATAAAAAACATTGTAGAAAAATATAAGTTCAACACACCAACAAAAAGAGCCAACGAAAGAGGTGACTTGATTAAAAAATTTGTTGATAGACTAAATCAAGACAGAGTTTCTGCTGGTTATAAAGAAATGGGATTTGGAACTTATGTAAAAAAAATGTCAGATGCAGGAATTAAAACATTGCAACAATTATATTTATTTTATGGTAATTGCAATGACTCAAAGAATTTCTCAAAGTTTTGGTGGTGGTATATTAAACAAAATAAGATTAAAAAAAATGAAAAATAATGATTATTTTTATTTCGCTGTGAAAGACACAAGGCAAGAAGCAACAGGGGTGAGTATCAAAAATATTGCAAGATGTTTTGTTGAATTGTTTGATGAAGCAGAGTTGTCTTTATTGGTCAGAGAAATAAGGAAACAAAGTATTAATAGTAACGAAGATAAAACAAATGGAAAAAATAAAATTAACATTGCCTGAAGTAAGGGAACTCGCCAAAGAATACAAAGAGGCAGGGGGCAAGGAGGGTTTTCTTTTGAAACGAAAAGTGATTGAAATACGAAATGGTGAGTGGTTTATTATGCAATATAAAGACCTTGCAGGACAAAATGCAGTTTTTAATTACACTTACCAAACAGATATTCCTTACACTTTTTGGAACTCAATTTTAGGTCAGGTGGATTTCTATATAGCATTGTGTGAGAAAAAAGAAAAAGAAAGATTATCAAAATTAGCGGAAGAACAAGGATTATGAATTTTTTAGAAACCGACAATTTAAAATATTGTAATACTGCTTTGTTATTAAGAGAAAGCATTGAAGATGATTTTTTGATGTTGGGTGAATATCTGTATAATATAAAAGAGCATAATTTGTTTGAACCTCAATGGTCATCATTTATTGAATTTTGTTTTGAACTCCGAATGTCCCAAAATAACATCAATAAATTAATGCAAATATACAGGACTTTTATTCTTGAATATGGATTTGAGCGCAAACAAATTACAACCGCTGGCGTTTCTTTATTATCTGATGTTTTACCAGCAATTGAGAATAAAAAGGATGCAACAAAATGGCTTTCAAAAGCCACATTATTAACTCGTCAGGACTTGCGAAAAGAACTGACTGAACACAAAACAGGCATTGAAATGTCAAAATGTAAGCATAAAGATACTTACACAGTTGAAATATGCCGAACTTGTGGTGAACGTAAGCAAATATTAAATGATTAATACTTGGAAGTGTGAAATTTGTGGTGAAGAAAGACCAGATGAAGATATTAATGTTTTAACTTACCCATTAAAAGATTTACCAGGGGGTGAGAGGAATTTAAAATATTGTAATGATAATTTTGTTTGCCCTCAAAGAGCTTTTGAAAAATCAAAAACAGGTAAGGTGTGAAGAAATATCCATCTTATATAAAAAATCTTAAAATGGCGGTTTGGATTAGGGATGATTTCAGATGTTTTTATTGTGGTATTCAAATGTTTGATTTGTATCAAAAATGGTTAAGAGGGGAAATAAAAAGGAAACAAGCATTGCTTACTGTTGACCATCTTGTGCCTCGTTCTTTGGGTGGGGAATGGCGATTAGATAATCTAGTGACTTGTTGTCGTTTTTGTAATCTTAAGAAAGGTAGTAGTATTTATGTAAATGAAAGGTTGAAAAAGAAATTAGATTTTTTAGATAATTGGTATAAAAAAAATGAACCTACAAAACCCATTTCCACAAAACGTCCGCTTATTGTTTCTATACGTTCATTCTTGTTTTCAATGTGGAAGAAGTGATAGAGGTTTAGAGCTACACCATATCGTTGGAAGAAGTTCAAACTCTGCTTTCAATGCTTGTCCTTTATGTAAAGAATGTCATTCTCACATAGGTCATACACAAGAAGAAGAAAGGAAGTTATTTGAATATACATTTAATTTTTTATTAAACGAAAAGTTTTTGCCAGATGATGACGATTATCAATTTTTAAGAAACAATAAACATTTAATATTATGAAAAAAATTTTGGAGAAGGACATACAACTTTGTATTTGTGATTATTTTGCTTTAAAGAAGTATTTTTTTTGGCGGCAAAATACAATTCCAGCAGTTGATTATAAAGGTGGAAAAATGATATTTAGACCAATGCCTAAATATTCTTTAAGAGGTGTGCCTGATATAATCCTTATAGACAAAGGGGGGAAAATTATTTTCATAGAAGTTAAAAGACCAGGGGGAAAGTTAAGTGAAGCACAGATTGAATTTAAAAAGATGTGTGATAAAGTCGGTGCAACATATATGGTTGCTTATTCACTTGACGATATTATCAAAGCTGGGCTATAATCAAGCAAATGCCTAATATTAAACAAAAATCAATAATTAAGTTAACTCCTCATCCTACTTTGGTTGAAGAATTACAAAAACAAATAATAAAAAATGGTGGTCTAAAAATCACTGGTTTTGGTATGTTCAAACTTAAAAGAACAAAGGGGTCTAAAAATGCTTTGAACCCTTACAGTCAGAAAAGACAAAAGTTCTCGCCTAAAACAAAGGTCAGTTTTAAGCCTGTTAAAAGCTTTAAAGAAAAAATGCAAAAATGGAAACCATAAATTGGAAAGCAGAAATAAGAAAATTGAGTGATTTAAAAAACTGGGAAAAAAATCCAAGAAAAATCACAAAAGAAGCGTTTGATAAATTGAAAGAACGTATTTCAAAGCGTGGCTTTCACGATGTTATTAAACTTGATACTGAAAACAATGTGCTATCAGGAAACCAACGAAAAAGGGCTTTGATTGATTTAGGAATTAAAGAAGTGAATGTTTTAGTGCCTGATAGGGAACTTACAGAAAAAGAGAAAAAAGAAATTGTTCTTGAAAGTAATTTAGATGACGGAGTTTGGGACTTTGATATTTTAGCGAATGAATTTGAGATGGAAACATTAAATGAGGTTTCATTTCCTGATATGAGTATGTTTAATGCTGAAGGGGGTGAAGATGAACAAGGAAAATTAGATGAGTTTAAAGAAAAAGAAGAAATAACTTGCCCTGAATGTGGTCATACATTCAGACATTAATTATGGATGTTAAATTAAAACTTGATTGGGCTAATCATAAAGCAACAGTGTTTGCTTGTAAAAACTGGCATTATTCAAAGTCAGTCCCAGCAGGAAAACTTGTAAAAATAGGAGTTTGGGAAAATGACATCTTTCGGGGTGTCGTTTTGTTTTCAAGGGGAGCAAATAAATCAATCGGTTCACCTTATAAATTAAATCAATCACAAGTTTGTGAACTCACAAGGGTTGCTTTAAATTCTCATATTACACCAGTCACAAAAATCATTTCAATTGCTTTGAAAATGCTTAAAAAGTTTTGCCCTGAATTAAAGTTGGTTGTTTCGTATGCTGATGTTGACCAAGGACACGAGGGGAAAATTTATAAAGCAGGAAATTGGATTTATGAAGGATTGTTTAATGCTGGAACAATGGGGGCATTTATATTTAAAGGAAAAAAGACACATCCTAAAACAATTCATTCAATGTATGGGACTGGTTCACAACGGATTGAGTTCTTAAAGAAAATTGACCCAAATGTTTCAGTGTTTATCACAAAGGGCAAGCACAAGTTTTTATATGTGCTAGACGAAGGAATTAGGGAGAGTATAATGAAAGGTATCAAGCGTGTGTAGTTTAGTGGTAAAACGCCTTTATTCCATAAAGGTATCGGGGGTTCAAATCCTACCCACACGCACAATTTTAAGCCAGTTTGTCCACAGCCAGCTGGTTGCAATAATCAAGTAAAAGGTTTATTATATACACAAGGTCGGTATTATAAATTTAACCCTTGTGTCCTTCAACTTTTCGTTCTATATATTCTCACAAGGGGTATAACAGAACGGAAAGTTAAAGGAACAACTAAAACAATGAGTAAAAATCAATATGCAACATTCTGCAAAGGAGACCCATTTTCAATCAAAATGGTTGGGTCAAATGAATTTGTAAAAGAAAAAATTGATACTTTGGTTTTAGATTTTGAAGAACCGAAGTTCGGCTATTGTGGTGAACTTTGGGATGAAGATGAATGTTTTGAACCTTGTGAAGCTTACTAATTATTAATGCCAATTGGCGAATTAAATATGAAAAATGAAATCTTAAAAATCTTATTGAAACCAGTTGGTGAACGCTCTATATTGGAGTTGTTGTCTATTATCAATTTCTATCAAACTTGCACACCGCAAGAGTTCAAGTATGCTTGGGGATTGGAATTTAAGTTACGAAATGAAAACAAATAATCATCAATCGTTTTGGATTTGGTATAAATTATTTTGGATTTTGTTTATCTCTATTGTGTTTATAATTGCAGTCATAATTCCTACTGACAATGATAAAAATTTAAAAAAGATTGATGACTGTATAGATGTCGCAAATGAAGTAGGGATTGACCCAAATGACAGTCAAAGGTCGGAATTTATCAAAAATTGCTATGAAACAAATGAAGAAGAATAAAATATGTTCAATTTGTTTTAAGGAATATGAAGGATACGGAAACAATGCTAGTCCTATCAATTCAGGAAGATGCTGTGATAGTTGTGATGGGATGATTGTGATGTATGCACGAATTAATTGTGCAAGACTCTTAATTCAAAAATCTAATGAAAAAAGAAGAACTAAAAATAAAGATAGATAATTGTTTTAAAAATTCTGAACAAATATTGATTGATATAGGTGAATTAATACCAATGCTTGATATTGAATTTACTGATGATAAAGATGAAAAATCAACTGTTGCAGTTGTATTGGCTACAGGTGAAAGTAAACAAGTTCGGGATACGTTCATTAGAGGTCTTGGTTTAACTTTTGGTTTAATAAAACAAACGGGAAAAATCAAAGAAGTAAGATGTGTTGCAATGATGTCAGAGGGTTGGTTTTCATCTTTACCAAAAGGTTCAGATATTTCAAAAGCCCCATTACCTTCACAAGACCCAAATAGACGTGAAATGCTTATTGCTACTGGTTTGACTGCTGACGGAATTTGTTTAATGAGAGCAAAAGAAATGTTTAGTGTTGAAGTAAAAGGAAAAAGACATTTTACTTTGAATGATTTACCTGAAATGAATAAAGGATTTGATGACGGAAAAGCAGAGTCAAATGTTTTAAATAACTTTTTTGATGGCTATAAAAAACCAGCAGAAAAATCACAAGAACTTGAAATGTTTAAAAATGTGTTTGCTAGTTTTTCACTTGATGAAATACTAGAAAAATCAATTAAAGTATTAACCCAACGAGTCGGTGGGCTTAATAGCGAATTTATTAATTATAAAAAATAATGATGTTAGAAAAGAAAATTGAGTGGTTTAAGGTTTCAAAAAGAATTTCATTACCTAAAAATAGGGAAATAGTTGACCCTAATTTTATACCGAAGGAAATTGTTTTTGAAGATAATAAAAAGGTTATGGAACAAGTGTCAGTTGCAATAAGTTATAAAATGCCTGTGTTATTGATTGGGGAAACAGGCACGGGAAAAACATCCCTTGTCAGACATCTAGCGTTTTCAACTCAAAATGCCTTTGTGCGTGTTAACCATAACGGGGGAACTACGATTGAAGATATTGTTGGGCGTTGGATTATTAACTCAAACAATCAAACTGAATGGGTTGACGGAATATTGATTGAAGCAATGAAAAAGGGTTATTGGTTTTTGGCGGATGAAATAAACGCTGCTGGAGCTGAAATCAACTTCGTTTATCACTCCTTATTGGATGATGACGGACGTGTGATACTTGCTGAAAAGGGCAATGAAGTGGTAATACCACATCCTAATTTTAGGTTTTTCGGTGCAATGAACCCACCAACTGAATATGCAGGAACAAAGGACTTGAATAAAGCTTTGATGTCCCGATTTATGGTGGCTCGTGTTGATTTCCCACCACCAAAAGTAGAACAAAAGATTTTGGTCACTCGTTCAAAAATTACAGATGATGTTGCTGAACGAATGGTTAGATTTGCAGGTGAAGTAAGAACAATGCACGCCAATGAACAAATACACTTCGTGTTATCAACTCGTGATTTATTGATGTGGGCTACAATGTTCAGAGTTTATAAAAAGTATTTAGTCAGTGCTGAAATGACTGTGTTAAATAAAATCGGACAAGATGATTTTGACGCAATTAAAGATATAATGGCGCTTCACTTCAAAACACAAGATAGCAATACGAAAACAGAAAGTGAAGAGGAAGAACCATCTTTTTAATTTTATGACTATCAAAGAACTTATAGAACAATTAAATAAGTTTGGTGAAGATGAAGAAGTTTGTATTTCAGGAGACCCCGAAGGCAATGACATAAGGACACTTTCTTATGTCAGCCTTGAAGGGCTTGGAATATATGAAGACCCTGACAAAGATATACAAAAGGTCGTAATTTATCCAACAGATGAAATTTTAAATTAATGAGTAAAAGAACAAAAAAAAGATGGTTTAGTGATTGGGGTGGTTCAAACAACTTGTATAGTAAAACAATTGCTCAACACACAAAAAAATTAACTGAACAAAGATTATTTGATGAAGACGGATTTGAAATTTTACCTGAAGATGATTACAGTTATTCTTCTTATCACTGGGACTTAGACCAAAAATTGATTGGTGCTCCTGAAGCAAAAGACAAAAAGGAACGCTATGAAATAACAAAAACTGAATACGGCAATCAATACAGCACATATCAAAAAACAGGATATTGGGGTGGGTATTACAGACAACCACAATTAACTTATAAATATGTTCAACAGATGGCGAATACTTTATCTGCACAGCATAATATAAAAGTTGTGATTGGTAATAACTGGAATGTTGATTTATTACATAAAACACTCACATATAATCCTGCTTCATTGATTTACGGAACTAAAGCAGAATTACTTGCTACTTTAATGCACGAAATTGGAAAACTCCGATACGTGACTCATTCATCTTTATTAAGAAATAAATACATAATGATGTATGAACAACCAGCAAAAGAAGTTTTATCTGTGTATGAAGATTTGAGAACTGACTATTTAATGTTGAAGGCGTATGAAAGTGCTTCTGAAATATATGAGTCAGTAATCCCAACAGTTGAAAAACAAGTGAAAGGTTATGTTGATTACGGAAAATCATTTAGACAACTTGTTGAACAAATACCTAAAAATGTTTATCAACAAATAATTTCAAATCACACTGACTCAATGTCAGACCACAATGTTCATCCTGATGACCCACAATTGAAAGAACAACTATTAAAAACATTTGGAACAAGTGAATTAGATAAAGTAGAAGCTGGGCTAAAAGAAATTCAAAATAAAGCCATAACAACTGGAAGTATTTATGAATACTGCGGTGAAATGTTGTCAGTGATGTATGACCTTGATGAACAAGGACATCAGAAGTTTGATAACATTAAAGAAAAGGTTGAAAAGACAATTGATACAATTGAACCTTCAAAAAAATTAAATGAGTCACAAGAATTATCTGATTATCTTGATAGCACAACATATCCAATTATTGAGGATTTATTGAAAGACGCTAAGAAACAAAATGACGCTATACAACAAGCATTTCCACAAATGCCTGAACAAATAATGAAACAGATAATGCAAGGCATTAATAACAATCTTGGACGAGGTGGTCAAAAAGGTGTAAATGTTGACCAAGACGAGAATATGAACACTCGTAATTCAGGGCAAACAACATCCACAGTTCCACCTGAATGGCAGGATGGTGACTATAAAACGCTCAAGGACAGTGTTTCTATGGAAATTAAGCAATTGGTCAATCGGCTCACATTTCTACGCAGGGAGGAGCTTACAGTGCGATATGAGGGCGACCAGAAGCGAGGCAAGCTTCATTCAAAGAAACTTTACAAGGTTTCACACGGGTCAAGACGATTATTTAAGAGAAAACTTGAAAATACGGACACAATTAGGTCATTTGCCTTTTCAGTCCTTTTGGATGTATCAGGCTCAATGTCAGGGGCAAGAATTACACATTGCACACGAGCATTAATAATTTTGGCTGAAGTGTTTAAGAAAATGGATATACCTTTTGAATTGATTACATTTTCCGATGGTGCAAAGACAATCAAACCTTTTGCAAAAGAAATTGACAAAAATATGGAAAAATCAATTGGTGGATTAGTTAAGTATTCAGGTGGTGGAACTAACCTTGATAGGGGTCTGGATGAGTCAAAAATACACTCACAAGCCGAGAAAAACAAAGTTGTGATAGTTCTTACGGATGGGGGTGTTGGTGATATGAAATGGTTTGACCGAACATACTTTATTCCTTGGTTAAAAAAGGGTATAAAATCTGTTGTTTTCGGTGTAGAATGTGAAAGTGAAATGAAAAATCTATGTATGGGTAATAGCCGATTGCTTGATAATGCTTCACAATTACCTGTTGAGTTTAGTAATTTATTGAAATCATTAATTAAAAGAAAATAATATGACACCAGACGAAGAAAACATAAGAATAAAATCAATCAACATTCCTTCACCAAGAAGTATGGGGAAAAATACTCAGAAGAAATTTTATGATTTAATGAAGGAAATGAGAAACTTCACTGGTGCTCCTGCACAAGGTCAATCTTTTAATAGAATGAATTACGAAGAATACAAATATAAAGAACGTGACCCACTTATTTTGTTTTATGGTTTCAATGGAATGTTGGCACAAAAATATTCTGTTATTAGAGATATGACAGCTGATGAAATAACTGTGCGTATGCAGATTGCTGGTGATAAAGTTCCTTATTCAATTAAAGAAGGTGTCCCTTTTGGGATTGTTATAAATCAAATGAAAGACACACCAAACGCTTTAAGTGAAATATCTTTTGATGACGCTATGAACATTATTAGAATAGGCATTGAGAAACTTAAGGTTGAAGAGTTTATAGATGCCGATGAAGATGAGTTTGATGATAATTGTGTGGAAGCCTGTAAACCAGGATTACACGCCTGTGGAAAATGAAAGAAATAATTGATATTGGTGATAGTGTAATTTGTGATATTTGTGGTGAAGATTATACAAATAGCACATTGTCAGGGGGTTGGTTGTTTGGTTCAAGTGCTTATTGTCCTTTATGTGCAACACCTGAAGCACTTGAAAAGATAAGGGGTTATAACGAAGAGAAATATTTGAAGTCATTTTGTCCTATACATTTAAGTTTCAAAGATTGGGTTTTAGAATTAAGGGGTGGAAATAATCAAATTATTACTTTAACAGGTCAGGATTTTGATGACTGGCTTAAAAAACGATGATTGACGTTGAATGGGAAGAACCAATTGAAGATGAAATGGATGATAACTGTGTTTTAGGTTGTATTCCTGGTGACCATAAATGCGACAAACACAAAATTGCTGAAATTAAACTTATTCAAATTGGTAGAGGTAAAGTGAATGAAACTTTTACTTTAGCATTGAATGGAAGGACAGAAGAACAACTTGCTGAAATTGCTTTAGAAAAATGTAAAAAATATCTTGCAAGTAATGATGTTGAACTTGAACCTGATGAAGTCAAAGGAAGTGGATTTTGGAAATTAAGGGTCGGTATGGGTTATCACGTTGGTGATGTTGAAATAAAATTATGAAAAACATAGAAGAAAAAAGAGAAAAATTGCACGACTTTTTAAGGAAAATGCCTTTTCCTACTGCTTCAATGAAAGAAATTGCTGATGATAAAGAAGCGACGATGTGTGTTTCAAGGGTTGAAGATTATGACCCTGAAGACAATGATGTTTGGAAACTTGATGTGAACAAATCTTTTCCTCGTGGGGGATTGAACTGTTTTAATTGTCAGTCCCCTTGTGTAATGAGTAATGGTTTATATGAAGCGTTTAAAGCAAATACAAATAGTCCAAAAGTAATTTGCAACAGATGTGTTATTGAAGAAATGAAAAAACAATGCGAAGTCTTGAAATAATAACTGAAAAGGTTTTGATACACGGGAAAAAATACATTCCTGCAATTACTCCTAGTGAATTACAGCGAGGAAGAATTGGTGATTGTTTTGATTGGACACTTGTTCAGGCATTAATGAACTATCCAAAATATAAGTATGTTGAAGGAATTGCAAAAAGACCAACAACTAATGATTTTGTCTTACACGCTTGGTTGACTGATGGTGTTCACGCATTTGATTTAACTTGGGGTATGTATTTTGGTAAATCAAAAGAAGAAGCAGAAAAAGCAGGTAGAGTTTTGCCTTTACCTATTGATTATATTGGTATTGAAATGGATGCAAAAGATGTTGCTGAATTTTATCGTGCAACACAATATAAAAGTGTTTTGCATAATGGTTGGCGAGATGAACAAAGGTCGGAAAAATTATTAGGATTTAACTTTAAATAAAATGATTAAATGGTATATACTTGAAAAAGGAAAAATAAAACTTTGTAAGGATATGATGAAAATTGAGAATTTTCTTAGAAGTAAAGAAAAGATAATCAAACAAACTCATATTGGTAAAGTTATGGTTTCTACTGTATTTCTATCATTAGACCATAGTTTTAATCTTACAAAAAAATCAAAACCTATATTGTTTGAAACAATGATTTTTGGTTCAAAAAGGATTGCTTTAAAGGATTATCAAGTCAGGTATTCTTCATTAAAAGACGCCAAGAATGGTCATCTTGACGCTGTTAAATTTGCTAAACATATATTAAAGTAATTAATAGTTGTAATAATGAACAAATAAGTTTATAATTATATGGGAATAGAAATTATAATGGAAGGTGTGTTAAAGGTAGTGAAGAATGGTGAAGTGTTTGCTATCGTGCATAACGATATGAAAAAAAGGTCTCAAATTATTTACTCCTGTAAAGAAATGGGAGCAGAAGATATTAAAAATTTATTCATAATGATGTCTGAAACAAAAAATGACAAATAAAATATTTAGAGTGTTTGAAATATTGTGTGTTATAAGTTGAGTTGCAGGAATGTTTGTTGTGGGAACTTTGAAAGGTGCTTTTTGGGCACTACCAGCTGGTTTTGGTATAGGAATAATAATATCAAGTTGGTTTGATAGTAGAAAAAAGAGAAAAGGTGAATTAATGGGTGTATTAGATAGTAGAACTGCTTCACCTGAAATGAGAAAAGCGATGGACGGATTGGTTCAAGCATTAAAAGAAGAGGGCAAACTTCCTGAAGGTATGAGTTTTGAAGATAAAAAGTGCGATGACCCACATTGTAAGGCTTGTCATCCTGAGTCAGCATATTAATTATGAAAAAAGAAACAAAAACTGAATGGTGTCCAACTTGTGGTGCTGATTTACCACCAAATCATCCATTAAAGAATAAGAAACAAGTTAAAGGTTGTGTTGTTTGGGGGCTTGTTTTTAAAGGTGATGAAAATGACACAGACCCAATTCATTTTTATAATGGTGTTTGTGTATATCCAAGTAGAAGGATGGCTTTAGAAGATATTAATAATTGGGGTGGCAAAAAATCAGTTAAGGTTGTTAAATTTTGTATTACTTCACTAAAATAAAATTATGAATGAAGAAAAAACGCTGGCGGTTGAAGAGTTTTTGAAGGAAAGTAATGCAATTGAGGGTGTTTATGATGATGAGTCACTAGAATTTTCTTTAAAAGCTTGGGGGTATTTACTAGAACAAAAAGAAATTACAATACCTGTGATAATGGGATTACATAGAATATTAATGCACAATCAAGAAATTCCATTGAAATACAAAGGACATTTAAGACAAATTCCTGTATATATTGGTGGACACGAAGCAATGAGTCATAAATTAATACCTACACGATTATCAACTCTTGCAATGAATATGTGGTTACATCCAAAGAATTGGAAAGAACATCACATTGAATTTGAGAAAATACATCCTTTTATTGATGGGAATGGGCGAACTGGGCGAATGTTGATGAATTGGGAAAGATTAAAGGTCGGATTGCCTTTGTTGATAATACACGAGGGCAATGAACAGTTTGATTATTATAAATGGTTCAAATAAAATGAAAGTATTATTTTTAGACATTGACGGAGTTTGCAATTGTGCAACTACTTCACAAAGACATCGTGGATTTATTGGTATTGACCCTTATATGGCTTTTATGATTGGTCAAATAACACTTGAAGTTCCCGATTTAAAAGTTGTGCTTTCATCATCTTGGCGACATAGTAAGGATGGGCTTGATGAAGTTCGCAGTCAGGTTGTTGATTTCATTGATATTACTCCAACAGGAATGTATATTGATGGTGAACAAACATTAAGGGGTAGAGAAATACAAGAATGGCTTAATAAACATCCTGATGTTGAAAAATATGCAATATTGGATGATGATAGTGATATCTTATCAGAACAATTACCTAATTTCTTTAAAACATCTTGGCAAACAGGAATAACAGAAGAAATAAAACAAAATGTCATTAAACACTTCAAAAAAGAAAATTAATCTGTGGAACATTCCCCGAAGTGATACAAGGGAACGCTGTGCTGAATGTTTGAAGGTATTTAAAAGCACAGATATGATTATTAAAAGCAAGAAGTTTGCAGGACATCGTTTCAACAAGGTTCATTTGGGTTGCGTTAAAAAAGAGGGGGTAGTATAATTATTAAATTATTAATTAGCTAAAAGCTTTATAAAAAAATGACAAAAACATTTAAAGAATTACAAGAGGTTGATGTTATGGTTGGTGGTTTATATCAAAAAAATCCTGACCTTAAACAATCAAAGTTTGGTTATGCTTACAAGAGATTTTCAGATAAGAATTATGTTCCTATTGCTAAAGATTTTAATGAGGAATTAGGAGCATTACGTGTTCAATTTGCTCTTGAAGACAAAACAACAGGGGAAGTTTTAATTGATAGAATGAACCCTCGTGGCTTTAAGTATACAAAGCAAGGTTTGACTGAATTAATGGCTGAAGAAAAGAAACTTGCTGAAAAATACGATGCGATGGATGTTGAAATCAATCCTTTCCTTTCAAAGATGATACCTGAAGGGCTTGAAGATGACCAAATGGAAATGTTATCAGGATTAGTCCTCTAATTTTATGCTTAGATTAATAGCCATTGCGTTTATATTATTTGAAAAGTCCGTGATGGCTGTTTTGACGCTATTATTATCATTTGGATTATCTATTTTGAATAAAGAATTAAGCAAATACTAATGATATGAAGAAAAATGATGACAAACCATTAAATAATGGTGAAATAAAGGGAGAACGTAATGAAAAAGGACAAATAACTCCTGGTATGGTTCTTAATCCTAACGGAAAACCAAAAGGCACAAAGCATTTTGCTACATTGATTGGTGAAATGATTAAAAGGAAAATCAGTATGAAAGTTGATGGGAAAGTAGTTGAAATGACTGTTGATGAAGCAATGGTGCAGGCAATGATAAGACAAGTCATTAAAGGTGATACAAAAGCATTTCAAGCATTAACAGATAGACACGAAGGTAAACCTCATCAAACAATTGATATGGAAGTGTCTGAACCACCAATACCAATAATGCCATTAAAAAATAAAACGGGGAAAAAGCGTGTTCAGTCAGACGACAGCAACAACTAAAATTGAAGAAATGTCCCAACGTATCCGAATAGTCCAAGGAGGGACATCGGCTTCTAAAACGATTTCAATTCTCATATATTTAATTGCAATGGCTCAGACGGATGAAGTGCCTACACTCACTTCTGTTGTGTCTGAGTCATTTCCTCATTTAAGGAGAGGATGTATCAGGGATTTCCTGAATATAATGCAATATCATAAATACTTCAAAGATGCACAATGGAACAAATCAGAAAGCACATATACATTTGAAACAGGGTCAAAGATAGAGTTTTTCTCTGCTGACCAAGCTCCTAAACTCCGAGGGGGACGACGTGATAGATTATTTTTGAATGAAGCAAACAATATAAATCTTGAAGCATTTAACGAACTTGAGGTGAGAACCAAAGAGTTCATTTTTATAGACTATAACCCAACAACTGAGTTTTGGGTTTACAGTGATGTCTGTGGTTGTGGGATGGAAGGTTGTCACGGCAAAAGAACTGATACAGAACACATCATACTTACTTATTTAGATAATGAGGCATTAGACCAAGCAATCGTTGATAGTATTGAACAGCGACGTATGAACAAAGCTTGGTTTCAGGTGTATGGTTTGGGATTATTGGGTGAAGTTGAAACAAGGATATATAAAGGCTGGCAAATAATTGATGAAGTTCCTTTTGAAGCCCGATTAGAAAGGTTTGCTATTGACTTTGGTTATACAAATGACCCAACTGCAATCGTGGCTATTTATTATTACAATGGGGGCTATATTGTTGATGAAATTGCTTATCAGAACGGATTGGTCAATAAACAAATTGCTGACATCATAAAAGCACAACCAAAACGTGTGATGGCGATTGCTGACAGTGCTGAACCTAAAAGCATTGATGAATTACGATTAGAAGGAATTACTGTGTTGCCTTCAAAGAAAGGACCAGGAAGTATTTTGCAGGGTATTCAATTTGTTCAAGGGCAACAAATATCAGTCACAAAAAATTCAATCAACATAATTAAGGAATACCGAAACTACGTGTGGATTACTGACAAAGATGGTAAGATAATAAATGAGCCTGACCATTTGTTTTCACATTCAATGGATGCTATAAGATATGGCTTCGGTTCAATGAACAATCCTCAAAAACTTACAGCATTCACACATTACCCAAATTCAAATATGCCACGCAATAACATTGACCCATTTCAAAAGATACCAACTGCTGACTTACCACCTGAATTAAAAGAGGAAAAAAAATTTGCATATACACACATACCTAAGCTATAATAATTAATAGAAAAATATTTACGGGCAAAACCTATGAGCATAGTTACAAAAAGTGAAAGTGAAAAAAAGGTTGAAGCAGTTTTAATGCGAACCAATGTTGATAAAAAGGGACTCATCACTGATGAGGTTGCTCCGTATATTGAAACAGACCAACAATTATTAATATCACAAATGATATTAAAGCATTTCGTTTTGGGCACAGTAAATATGTATACTCCTCGTGTTGAGTTCAATGACTTGTCATTAATCAATCGTGACCAATATGACCAAATGTCATTTAATACCTATCAACCAAACAATGGTGAAGCATGGGAAGGCAATCCTCAATCTGCTTGGCGTTCACGTGCAATCAGACCTATTGTTCGTAATAAATGTATTTCAATAGCGGCTCACGCAACTGCACGATTAATCTTCCCTAAAATATTTGCATATAATAATCAATCAGATGAACAACAAGAAGCGGCTACAGTGATGGAAGATTTAATGGAATGGTCAGGCGATGTTAGTAATTACCCTTTCGTTGCATTAATGCGTGTCATTACAGCAATGTCATCACCTGCTTCAATTGGGTTCACTGAATACGGGGAAGTATATCGCACAGTTAAAACTGAAAAGAATGTTGACGGAACTTGGACAGAAAAAAGAATACGTGATGAAGCCTATCCTTGTTTTATGGATGAGGTTGTCCCCGTATCACAATTATATATTGAAAACTTTTATGAACCTGATATACAAAAACAAGGTTGGGTGATATGGCGTAAAGTTTATGCCTATTCAGATGCACAGGCAAAATATAACGGTGTGTATGACAATTTCCAATTCATCCGTCCTGGTGTTCAAACAATTTATGATGACGCAAACAGACAATTTTATTATGTGTATGACCCAAATATGCGTTCAGAAGATGTTGAGGAAGTTATTTATTGGAACAAAAATCTTGACCTGAAAATCATAATGGTGAACGGAGTAATGTTGACCGATTGGAATAATCCAAATCCTCGTCAGGACAAATTATATCCTTTTGACAAGTTTGGTTATGAACCAATCAATAATAGATTTTTCTATTACAAATCATTGGCGTTTAAATTACAGCACGACGCTGATATTGTGAATACTTTATACCAGATGATTATTGATGGAACTTATTTGTCTATATTCAAACCTATGGTAAATGTCGGTGGTGAAATCATTGCTTCTGATGTTATTGTTCCTGGTGCAGTTACAACATTGTCATCACCTGACGCTGACCTTAAAGCAATCAATGTTGGGTCAGATATTAGACAGGGAATGGAAACATTAAGTGCTGTTGAGAAATCAATTAATGAGTCATCACAAGAACCTTTGCAATCAGGTATAAAAGACACAGGTTCACAAACAGCATACGAAATAAGTAAACTTGAACAAAATGCAAACACAGTGCTTGGGTTATTCTTGCAGATGATTGCTAAACACGTTAAGGATTTTGGAAAGTTGCGTGTCAGTGATATTGTGCAGTATTTGACCTTACCTGATGTTTCAAACATTACAGGCGACGCTGACCTTACATATAAAACATTCTTCTTAAAGGGAATGGAAAAATCAGGTGGTAAAAACAAAAAGATTGAATTTACAATGAATGTTCCTGAAGAAATGTCTGAAGATGAATATATGGAAGCGTCATATAAGTTGAAAGAAGAAGAAGAAAGCAAAAATATGACAATATCAAAAGCAAACCCTAAAATGTTCAGGGAATTGCAATATATGGTCACAGTTCATCCTGATGTATTAAACCCTCGTTCAGAAGACCTTGAAAGGGCTTGGGCAGTTGAAGACTTTGATAGAATGATTGCACATCCTGAAGTATTTGACGGAAAAGAAGCAGGCAAGTTATTGCTTGGTGCAAACCTTACAACTAAAAAGGATGTTGATAGATACCTAACAAAAGAACCCCCAATGGGTGCAGAACAACCAATTGACCCTGCTACAGGTATGCCTAATGCTGGGAACTCACCGCTTAATGCTATGATGAAGAAATCACCGTTATCCACAGGAAATAAAAATACACTTGCTAGTTTGGTCGGCTAGCTGTATAATTAAATCATTAATAATTAAGCAAAACCTATATGTTATTATATTCAAGATGGTGTGCATTAACTCTCCCTACACGAAATAAACTTGCTGAAATTTTCGGCATTGAAAAGAAAGGTGCAACTGAAGTTGCTTCCAATGTTGTAAAACACGATGGCTATTTAGTTGAAGACATTGAACAAGCAATGACTGTTGAAGCAATGCAGAAATATCTAAGTGCAGGAAACACTGATATATCTGAATTGTGGAATATGACAATTGATAAAATTGAAGGACGTGAAGTTGAAGGATTAACTTCATTACCTGAGAAAACTATGGCTGTATTGCCTGAAGAAGAAGCAAAGCAATTCAAAAAGGAATACAAAGCACGAACAATTAAAACAAAAGTCGTAAAACCTAAAACCCCAAAAACAAATGCAAAAACAAAAACCAAGAAGTAAAGAAGAAATATTAGAAGGTATGAAAAAAGTGCAGGAAGCAAAGCGATTGCGTGCTTTCGTAAAAGAAAAATTTTACCCTGCACTTATTTCTGCGACAACATCAATTGAAGATGCAAAGTTCCTACTCGGTGGCTTCTCAAATATGATGATGGAGTCATTCTTAGCGAAGATGAAGGAAACAAAATTTATTGAATTGAAACTGCACGAGAAGTTAGACAAAGCAAATCCTAATTACAAACAATTTGTTGAATTACTTGCTTTATTCTCAGATGAAACAATCTTCTCATCCCGTGAACTTGTTGAAGGAATGAAAAATGAAGTGCAAATGTTTATTGATAATGAAATGAAAGAAAGAAAATTGGAAACATTAAAAACTAATTTCTTAGATTAATGAATACAAACATTTTAAAAAAGTGCATAGATGAATTGAAAAAAGAAAAACCTGAAATACAATATGTTTTAGGTATGCTTGAAACTTTATATGAAATGCAACCACAAACCGCCAGCGTTTCAATAACTCCAACTCCTAAAAAAGAACCAAATAACAACATTGATGAAGCCGCTATGCTTGACGCTAAAGCGAAAGCGGCTCTTGATATTATAAAGGACACAGCACTACCAGAATGATAAAACAATTCATATTAAACTTAAAATTCGTAAAGGACAAAATTGCTGAAGCAGAAAAGCAAGGTGGTATTAAATCATTTCCATTGGCTCAAAAGGATGTCCTTGAAACAATGAATGATGATATTGACAAGAAAGCAGAAGAATTGTCCAAGAAGAAATTAAATGATTTACTTTCAGTTGTTGATTTAAGGAAAATTGTCACGTTAGATAAAGCAAGAGGTATTGTTTATATTGGTGGAATGAAAGCAGATGACGCACGACTTGCGAATTTAAAATCAGAAGCAGAATTTATTTTAGAGTCAGATTTATGGGATTTAATATCTGAAACACCAAAGGAACTTGCACAGCGTTCAATGTTTGTTTCAGGTGAAACACTTGCAGATATGGCGAAAGGAAAATCAATGCTTCATACTTTGTCAGTGCAGAAAAACATCATTGATACTTTCAAGGGATATGTTGGTAAAACACCAAACCCTTAAAAGTTTTCAACAGGACTATTGCTTTACAAAAAAAAGTAGTATAATAAAAATATGTATATTAAAAACTTTACGGGAAATTGGTCACTTGGATAATTATTCAAATGTCTAATTTGGTATAACCTTCTCCCGTAGGGTGAAAACTAAATTAGACATTGGAGTAATTACCTGAGAGGGTAATTTTTTTATCATAACGGGGTTATTCATACCTCATTAAAAAAATGAACTGAAACATTTATGACAGAAGAAGAAAAAAAAGCAGCTGAAGCAAACGCTCT